AGAGTTTGCTTCAGACCGGCAATCTGGCGCGCCAGGGCGGTTGCTCCAGCGACATCGTTGATCGCGGCAGCCTGGGACAGTTCTTTCTCTTTCTCTGCCAGCTTGATCTTCAGCTCGAGATCTTCCTTGTCTCCCCGCGCTATGGCTTGGGCGCGAGCAACGGCAAGTTCCGTCTTGCGCAGAGCATCTTCTTTGAAGCCCCAAACCTTGGTGAAGGGTCCAGATTCGAACGTTGGCAGATTTCCTTTCTTCGCCCATTGCTCATACACCTGCTGCGCCGTCATTGTAGGAGCGACGCTGGCGAGGGCGCCTCCGATCGCCCCTCCGATCCCGGATCCTATGACCGTTTTCAGGCCCATCCAGTCACGCGTCACTTTGTCTAGCAGCTCATCGAAGCGCATGAGGTTCTGCTGGGTCTCCGGTCCCCAAACGACATTCGCTTTCTTCATTGCCTCGACCATCTCAGTTATAGACCTGGTTTGGTCGAACATAATCGGCTGCAGTTCGCGCATGCCCTTGCCAAGCGCGGCGTTCTGCAGTTTCGCTCGCTCGAAGGGGTCCTCGATGTCCAGGACCCGTTTGCGCAATTCATCAAGCGCAGGCAAGAGACCCTTCGATAGGTCCGCGGCATTCTCTCCGGCGGCATATCGCAGGGCATTGAGTGTTTTGACGAAATTGCTGCTCGCCGGATCGGCCAATTCCTTGTTGAGTCTTCCGAGGACTCGACCTAGATCGAGATCGAGTCCCGCCTCCTTGCCGATCTGCTGCAGGGCTTGCAGGTCTTGCGTGGATAGTCCGGTCACAATCGACAGGTTATGCAATTGCTCGGCAGTCTCGGACGCGCCCATGGCCATCTTGAATAGGCCGACGCCCGCAGACAATGCCACCGAACCAATTGCGGACACGCCAATGGCCATCGGGCCCATTTTCCCTAACAAATCACTCATGGCGCCCTGAGCGGTGCGCATCGGGTTCTGAACAAATTCCTGGATCTTTGTTCCGAGCGTTTCAAAGGCCGATCCGGTTCCCTTGGTTGCCTCTCCGAATTCCGCGATTTTCCGAACAGCCTCTGGGATCTCCTGACCGTGCTTGCGCGCTGCATCCGCGGCCGTGCGGATCTTGTCGCCCATCACGGTCCAGATGTCCGCCTGGGACTTCCCGGCCTTTTCCAGAACGTATAGCTGATCTGCAAGCCTTTTCGTCGGGTTGAGGCTGTTTTCGAATGTCGTAATCAGAGATTTGCCCGATGCGGTCAGTCTCCGTTGATCCTTTTCCAGCGCATCGATGACCTGTTTAAAGTCCTCGCTGACCGTCGATTTCCCTCCGATTTCAACAAAAAGCCTGCCCAAAAGGCCCATACTATCTCCCTAACGCCCTGACCGCCTCGGCGATTTTCTCCGCAATGATCCTTTCGAGTTCGGGTTTCAATTGGTCGAACGCTGGTCCCACGAAAGGCCGACCTTCGATTTTCCGTCCTCCTGTAGTGCCTCGTTGAGCATGACCGGCCTGGGCGCCGTGCAGTCGCAAGCGCCTGGATCGTCCCATGGCCATCCATCCACGCTCGATGAAATATCCGTAGAAAGCCTTTGCGCTCACTCCGACGCGGTAAAGGATTTGATCTATCTGTCCGGACAGCCCTTCCTCAAGCTTCTTATAAAAGATGTTCCGATGAATGGGACCGTAAAGCCGACGTTTTGGCTCGACCGAAGCGTGGGGAGAGGCCGCCATCACGGCCCTGCGGAGATGCCTAGAGGCCTCCTTTAATCCGGCATCCAGAGCATCGACAGATATCGTTTTGCCGGCTTCGCGAAGACGCCTCCGAATGTCATCGAGGCCCAGTACACGGCAGCTAGCCACGCGATCGCCTCCGCTCTTCGTCAAGGCGCTGCGCCTCGGTGATCATGCGCGCGACAGTGATCTGATCCTCGGCTGATTGCTCCGATTGCTGCTGCTTGTTGAAGGGCATGAAGTCTAGCGGGGTAAAAGGCTGCGATTTCTCGGGATCGCGGTTGACGTTGGCAATCAAGCTGGCGACGATGCCCGTGCGCAGGTCGGCACGCTCCGGACCAAGGAATGGCTGTACGGAATCGAGCGCCATCACTTCGGCCCACTCGCTCGATGTCATCGTGTCCTCCAGCTCGCGGCGAGTCCGCCCCAAGAACGCAGCGTACCAGATCAGATGCTGGCGGTCGGGGCGGTCTCGGAGTTTTTTCTTTCCGCCTCCACCGCCTCGTCGCTCAAGCCGGACAGACGCCAGATCACTTGATAGGCGCGGGCGATGTCGGGTGCCGATGACTGACCCATGCCCTCGAGCTCCTCGACACTGAAGCGCGGCGTCCCGTCATGCGCGAGCAGCGCACGGGACAGGATCCAGAACGCGCGCGCCATGCCCTTGGCGTAGGCGGATTTGTGTTCCAGGCCGTCGTCGTAGTCCGAAAACGCGGAAAACTCCGCGAGGCTCAGCTCGCGGGCGTTCAACTCCTCGCCCGCGAATTGCACGCGCTCCTGTTTCAGTTTCATTCACACCCCGTTTGAGATCAGGCCAATGTCGGAACGCCCGACAGTTTTACCGTGAGACTGGCGGACAGCTTGCCCTCAACCGGCGCACTCGGATTCAGCCGCGTAATCCACGCGTTGAAGTTCCACGTCGTCGTGGCACCATCCGTCCAGATGATTCTCAGCGCCGCGATCGTCCCGGTATTGATGTCATGGATCAAGCCGTAGATCCAATCCTGCGTGTCGTCGGCGGGCAGGAAATTCAGATCGAATGTCACGTCGCCGCCGTCCACAATGGTGGCAATAAATTCCCGGAATCCGCTTGTGGAGGCCATGTGCGTGGATTCCACGACGGAGCGCGACAGGCTCGGCCCGGTGATATTGGTCACCTCCGCGATCGTGGTATACGTCACGTCCGCTGCGCCACTGGCGAGATTGGTCGCCACGATCGCCGTCATCAAGCCCGCGCCCGTGGACGTGGAGTAGTGCGCGATGCTGACCAGCGCGCTCGCGGCGGCGCTCGCCTTGATCGCGGCCAGTACATCGGCTGCGGTCGACGTGATCGCGCCGGCGGCGTAGGCGAGCGTAACGGCAATGGCATTGCTGACCACGCTTACGCTCAGGCTGCCGGGCGCGCCCGGGTTGATCAGCTCGACGGTGATGCTGTTCCCGCCCGTGCCGGCCGCCTGCGCCGTCCATAGCAGCGCATTGTTGCTGCCGACAAGGCCCGTCTGCAGATATGCCTGCACCGCGCGGCCGGCTTTGAGCAAAGTCCCAAAACCCTTTGTTGCCATTGCTCCCTCCTCCTCGAAAGGCCGCTACGCCAGAGTCGGGACGCCCGTGATCCTGAGCGTGACCGATGCGGTCAGGCGGCCGTCGACCGTAGCGGTCGGGACGAAGCGCGTGACCCACGCGGTAAATGACCAGGTGGTATTGCCGGCATCGGTCCACACGATGGTGAATGTCTGCGACGTTCCGTCGTACAGGTCCTTGATCAGTCCTGCCGCGTAGCTCTGCGTCGCATTGGCGGGCAGGAACGACATGTCGGCCGTCACCTCGCCCGCGTCCTTGACCGTGGCAATGAACTCGCGGAATCCGCTGGTCGATGCCATATGCGTCGATTCGGCTGTCCCGAGCGCGAGGGCAGGCCCGGTGAAGTTCTGGATCTCAGCAATGGTCGACCCACTGCGCTTGAGTAGTGCTCCGAAGCCTTTGGTGGCCATGTCATGCTCCTTGTCTAAATAGTCCTCGTTGCCTTTTCCTCGGCATGGATGAGCATCCAATGCCTTCCGTTGATGTTCCCATAACGGTCGAACGGCTCGGGGGGGCCTGTCATGACCAGCCGCTTGGACCCCCATACGATCTGCTGAAACGCCGTGATGCCGGACTTATACCTGATCCAGATATCGTATCCCTGCCGAGCCGTCTGTTCCTGTAACGTCGTTTCCACAATTCCGCCCGCCAGCGGCGTGATCTTTGCCCATGCATAGGCTTCCGTCGAGCTCACGGTGCCCTCGCTTTCGCCGTCGTAGGGCGCGGTGACGTTGACGAAGCTGATGTATTCGCGCAATTCTCCGAGTTTAGGAGGTATCATACGGCGACAACCCTATCAACCCAAAGGAGCGAATCCACTCCGATCGGTACCTGCGCGTGTGCAATCGTCGATACGCCATCGCGATTCTCGAACATATGAGCGATCATAAGTAGGATAGCTTGTTTTATCCTCATGGGAACCGCCGAGGCCGCCCCGTATCCCGCTAGGTATTGTATCGTTATCGAGTTCGCCTGATCATATGTCGTCGGCCATTCCTGCCCGTATTTCAGGTATACTCGGCCCGGCTCACCCTGAGTGTCGACGCCGTAGACAGATGTCGATAGTGTTCGTTCGGTGCCGTTTTCGTCCAAATACGTGATTGAGTTTATAGATACAAGAGGCGGGCGCGGCAGTTCGATATAATCATCGTCCGGGAATTCGTCAAGAGTAAGATTCCATGTCTGCGTTATGTAAGACCGATTCTGGATTTCCTCGCAATATTCACGGGCTGCCTTGATACAGTTCTGCAAATATTGTTCGTCTGGATCCACCGAGACGGAATCGCTTCGGAACCAAACCTTGATCGTGTCCCCTGTAATCGGCGGAATCGCAAAGGTTATTGTCGCGGTCGCAAGAGTGTACTCATAGTTCTGGCGCTGGTAGATATTATTCAAGAACACCAACATCGGGTCTGAATTCGGCGTTGCGGGTAGGACGAAGTCCTTGTTCACCCCGTTAACCGACCCGGTCGGCGTGACGCCGTTGTAATTCAATGGCGTCGCCGTGGCCGTTGCCACGATCCGGCAATGCGCCTGCGCCTCGGCAGTTGTGATGGGCTCGGTTGCGGGCGCCGAGTAGTGTTTCAGTCGCATCGTCATGGCTTCTCCACGTCCGTCGTCGGGCGGCGCGTGAACTCCATCGTCGCGAGGTTGATATCCCACTCCGCGCGAGACCGGCCGTTAGCTGTGTACCATTCGTCGATGAGGCGCAGGGCCTCGTCGTTGGCGACCTTGAGGTCGCCCTGGATCTTCGCGGCCTGCGCCTGTATCGTCTGCAGCTGCCCCTGCAAAACGGCGACGTCCTTGACTTTGTTCAGCACGCGCAGACGGAGGTTGTCCAGCTTGAGGACAGCGACTTCGCTCGACGCCTGATCCTTGGCGGCAGGAGGCTTTGCCTCCTGTCCGACCGTGACCGACGCCGCCAACAGCACCGCCGCCAACACCGCGCTTCTCGGGCAGGTCATTTTCGCACTCCGTTTTCACGGTCGTGCCGTTTCTGGATTTCCTCGATTATTGTCAGCACCTTGGTCTGGTTCTCGGTGACCAAGCGCTGGTTGTCGGTGAGCTTCTCGCAGACAACCTTGATCTCCTGCACCTTCGCCGCGGCCATCACCAGCTGCTCCTCGAACCTGGCCATGCGAGCCTCGGCGCGGACGATGTAACCGCCGACGACTAGGATCAGTGCGAGAGTCTGAAGAACGATGTTGGGATCTATTCTCCATCGGCTTTCGGACATGGTCATCTCCCGGTAGCAATTTCGAGGTTGCGCTTGACCACCCACGCTCGATACGCGGCGACCCCGATCACCTCGCCGAAGAACAGCGCCCGAGTCCAGCCCCGCTTGCGCATCACGCGATTGTGCGCGGCGTTGATCACATACGTGAATGCGATATCCATGCCCAAGGTAGCGGCCGTCGCGGCGCCCCAATGGGGCCTGCCGTTGAACCACCAGGCCCACGTCGGATTCGCCTCGCGTCCGCGGCCGCTCTCGATTGCAGCCACCGTAGACGCGATGTCCGCGCCTGCGATGAAACCATGCAGGTGCAGGGCGAAGGACATCCAGCGGTCGTCCGACTTCGGCGCGAAAGGCCCCACGGCGGTCGTGACTAATTTAGCTGCGAGGGGCTTGCGCTCGGGAGCGGCCGGTGCGCGCGCGGTCTGGGCGCCCCAGACCATGATGGTCAGAGGTTCCTG